GGTTCTGGTAATAATGGAAACTCTACTACATATATAAGTAATTACTTTCCACAAGGACTACTGTATGCTTGTTTAGTAGAAGCATTTGGATTCTTAAAAGGTCCAATGGAGATGTTGACACTGTACGAGAATAAGTATAAAACATCAATACAACAGTTTGCAGGAATGCAAATTGGGCGAAGAAGAAGAGACGATTACACTGACGGAACTGTTAGAATACAAGTCAAATCACCTTCACCCTAAACTAGGAGAAAAAAATTATGACAATAACATCAGCCGTATGTAACACATTCAAAACAGAAGCTTTAAGAGCAGTCCACAATTTTACAAACGGTGGTAATACTTTTAGATTAGCATTGTACACAAGTAGTGCCAATTTAAGTAAATCAACAACTGCGTATACTACATCTAACGAAGTAGCTAATGGTAATGGTTACACTACTAAAGGTGCAGCGTTAACAAATGTAACACCAGCTTTATCAGGTGACACAGCGTGTTGTGATTTTTCAGATGTATCTTTTACATCAGCTTCTTTTACAGCTAATGGTTGTTTAATTTTTAATGATACAGCATCAGGTGATCCATCAGTTTGTGCAATCGCATTTGGTGGAGACAAAACTGTATCAAGTGGAACTTTTACAATTCAATTTCCAGCAGCAGACGCATCTAACGCAATTCTTCGTATAGCATAAGGAGTAATTCCTTATGTCGGTAACTAAAACCTTCACAGTAACAGTCGCCAACCCAGGTGTTGGTAATAGATATTACATAGATGGTGTTCTACAACAAACTGTAAATCTTATTGAAGGAAACACATATAGGTTTGATCAATCAGATAATACTAATGGTGGACACCCCTTTAAATTTTCTACAACAAGTAATGGTACACATGGCGGCGGATCTGAATACACAACAGGTGTAACTATTAATGGAACACCTGGACAAGCTGGATCGTATACTGAAATAGCTGTAGCTATTGGGGCTCCTCAACTTTATTATTATTGTCAATACCATTCAGGAATGGGTGGGCAAGCAAACACAGTTGACTCATCGGTAATAAGAGTACTTACAGTAACAGTAGCTAATCCTGGTGTTGGTAATAGATATTACATAGATGGTGTTCTACAACAAACTGTAAATCTTGCTGAAGGTTATACATACAGGTTTGATCAATCAGCCGGTTCTAATGGTGGTCATCCTTTTAAGTTTTCTACGACAAGTAATGGAACACATGGTGGTGGAAGTGAATATACTACTGGTGTAACTATTAGTGGCACACCTGGACAAGCTGGAGCATACACTCAAATAGCTGTAGCAGCTTCTGCACCACAACTTTATTATTATTGTCAATACCACTCAGGAATGGGTGGACAAGCAAACACTGTAAGTTCAAATACTTGGGGTGTTCTTGAGTGGGGACAAAATGAATGGGGTGATCAAGATGATATTTTAGTTTCTCTTACAGGTTTATCCACTACATCTAGTGTAGGTGCTGTTCAAGCGTCTAATATACAAGGTTGGGGTAGACAATCATATGGAAACTCAGGTTGGGGTGTAGATTATGCAGTTCTTCCTACAGGTTTACAAACAACTTCTGCAATTGGAAGTGTTTCTACTTTTGACACACAAACTGTTATACCAACCGGAGTTCAGGCAGCCACAGGACTTGGTTCACTAACTACAGGTGTATTATCTATTGCAGCTTTAACAGGTGTACAAGCACAAACAGAACTAGGTACTTTTGATAACGCCGGTACATTAGTCGGTTGGGGTAGAAATGGTTGGGGTGAAGAACCTTATGGAGATTCATTTAATAGTTTAGTTCAACCAGCTGGAGTTAGTGCAACATCTAGCCTTGGATCATTAACAGCTATACCAGAAACATTTACATCCTTAACAGGTCAACAAGCAGCTTCTACTGTAGGTAGTTTAGGTTTTAGTATAAGTTCTGTAGTCATACCCACAGGATTATCACTTGCATCTAACGTTGGTGCTGTTTCAATAACGCAAGCCACTGTTGGATTAACAGGACTTGGAATGACTTCTTCAGTTGGCGGAATAATTCTTGATGCTTTAGTGGTTGAATTAGGTGGTCTATCTACAACTTCATCTGTAGGATCTGTATCAGAACAAATTATTCAAACTCCAACAGGAGTACAGGCTACCTCTTCTGTAGGAGCTTTGGTTCCTGAAATAGGAGTTCCATTAACCGGTCTATCAACTACTTCTGCTGTAGGAGCAACAAATTTAGTATTTTCAGTAGACGTTACTTTAACCGGACAACAGTTAACATCTAGTGTAGGAGAGGTTATTGTACTAGGTTTCCAAGATGTTAATATTGTTGGAAATACTAATTATTCTGATGTTGACGTTGTAGGCGAAACATCGTATACAGATGTAACACACGTAGCTTAGGAGAACAAAATTATGGCATCAACATTTACAGATCTCGGCCTAGAACTAATGGCAACCGGCGAAAACGCTGGTACTTGGGGAACAAAAACTAACGCTAACTTAAGTCTTATAGAACAGTTGACTGGTGGAGTTATACAGGTATCTACTGCGGGTGGTGCTGGTAATACACTTTTAGATATAGACGATGGTGCTTTAACAGGTACTGCTCAACAAAGAGTTATAGAACTTACGGGATCAATATCTGGAAACAGAGTAATACAATTTCCTCTTCTTACAGAAAATTTTTACATTATTAAAAATGGTACATCAGGTGCTTACACAGTACAATTAAAAGCTGTATCTGGTTCAGGTGCAACAGTTACTTTTTCAGCAACAGACAAAGGATATAAACTTATTTATCTTGATGGTGTTGCAACAAACACTGGATTGTTTGAAGCTGCCTTAGGTAGTGGTGGTGATGTAACTCTTACAGGAACACAGACTTTAACAAACAAAACTTTAACTAGTCCTAGAATTGGTACTAATATTTTAGATACTAACGGAAATGAATTATTAGCTGTATCAGCTACTGGTTCGGCGGTTAATGAATTAACTTTATCAAATGCCGCTTCCGGAGCATCACCTAAATTTACAGCAACTGGTGGAGATACTAATATTGGTATTACTTTAACTCCGAAAGGTACTGGAGAAATTACAGTAGCTGCTGGAGATCTTAATTATGGTGGAACAGCCGTAACCGCAACAGGTGCTGAATTAAACTATTCTGATCTTGCAACACTCGGAACAAGTGCTGCTTCAAAAGTATTATCAGCTAATGCCAATAATTTAACAACAATATCTGGTGCTGTATTAAACACAGAAGACACTTTAACAGACGGATCAACTATTGCTTGGAATGTAATTAATAGCCCAGTTGCAAAAGTTACATTAGCTGGAAACAGAACTATGGCTGCACCTTCAGGAACAGGTCCGGCTGCAGGACAATTTATATCATTACTAGCTATTCAAGATGGAACAGGTTCAAGAACTATAACATGGAATGCTGTTTACGAATTTCCATCTGACACGGCCCCAACTTTAACAACAACAGCAAACTTAGGTGACATATTTTCATTTAGATACAATGGAGCTAAATGGTTATTAATAGGTCAAACTTTAGCATTAACTTTATCATAGGAATATTATGTACGCATTAGTAGAATCAGGAACAATAACAAAATACTTTAACTACCCTAAAGGATTTACTTTAGGGGATCTACAATACCCTGCAGATATATTTACTAAATGGTCATCTTCAGAACTAGAAGCTATTGGTATTTATGAAGTAATATTTGATAGCAGCAATGAAAAAGATAGTACATGGTATATTAATACTGACCAATCTTTTGCATTTGCTAACGATACTGTAACAGCTTCATATGGAACTGCCACAGCTATACCGCATGCAGACACTTTATGGACAGCACAAGATGAAACAGATGGTAAAGGCACTGAAGGAGAAGTTGCTACTAGAGGATTAAAATATAATTTAATTAAAGATTTAAAAAAATCAGTTGCAAACGAATTAGCTAAAACTGATTGGTACGTGACACGAAACACAGAAAAATCTACAGCAATTCCTAGTGCAATATCTACGCACAGAGATGCAGTTAGAACTAAACAAGCAAGCATGGAAACTGCAATTACAAATGCAGCAGATACTGCAGCACTTGAAACTTTACACACTTACACAGAAGATGCTGAGGGTGTCCAATCAAGACCTTTAGGCGAATTACCAATATTGGAGTTGTAATCCATGTCTATAATTATACCAGCAAACTCAGCAGTAGGCGGTGGATTTGATGTAGCTAACTCATGTATGTTTAATTCTGCTACTAGTGATAATTTAGTTAAAACACCATCAAGCACAGGTAATAGAGATAAATGGACTTGGAGTGCATGGGTGAAATTATCAAGACTGGGAATAGACCAAAATCTTTTTACTGCTTATGATGCAAGTACTTTTTATACAGAAATTCAAATTGGAGATACAGGTAGATTAAATTTTATAAATAAAATATCTGGTAGTGAACAAGGAAAAATAGAAACAAATAGAGTGTTTAAGGATTTAGCAAGTTGGTACCATTTTGTTATTGTATGGGATAGTGGAAATGCAACTGCTGGTAATAGAATGAGAATATATGTAAATGGAGTTGAAGAAACTTCTTTTGCAACAGATACAAATCCATCACAAGATCAAGACAGTGTTGTTAATTTTGCTAGTAGACCAATATATGTTGGTTCTTGGGGTCAAAGTCAAAAACACTTTAATGGTTATATGTCGGAAGTAGTTTTGTTAGATGGCACAGCAGCATCACCATCATCATTCGGAGAATTTGATGCAGACAGCGGGATATGGGTACCTATAGATGTATCGGGTTTAACTCCTGGTACTAATGGAGCATATTTAAATTTTGCAAACGCTTCTGCTTTAGGAACTGATGTTTTTGGTGGAACAAATTTTACTGCTAATAATCTTGGTACTCAAAATCAATATACAGATACACCTAGTAACACGTATACTACTTTTGCAGGATATGTTGGGGTTCAAGGTAACGCAAGTACCGCACAAGTTTTTGTAGAAGGTGCAACAAGAGATGGTGGTGGAGTGGGTGGACCACTTTCAACTACGCTTTTTCCGAGTAAAGGAAAATGGTTTATAGAATATAATGTTGAACAAGCTGATGCTCAAACTGATGCCGGTTTTGGTTTTTGGTCTTCAGCAACAAGTCAAATTTATTCTTTTTATGCATCTGGTTTTAAAGGGTTTGTTATAAAATATAATGGTGTAACTTATTTAAATGGTTCACAATCAACGGGGATAGGGGGTTTTGGAAACGGATCTATTATTTCTTTTGCTATGGACTTTGATAATGATGTGGTTAATATTTACAAAAATGGAAGTTTACATTTACAAAATTATAGTTATCCAATATCTGATTATACCGATCTTGGAACTGGAGTTATAGATGGTGCTAGTTCATCTTCTGTGGATCTCAACTATGATTTAAATTCAGGAGGTGGAAATGGAACATTTAATGGCAGAAAAACTGCTGGAGGAAATACAGATGGAAACGGTTACGGTAATTTTTCGATGTCAGTACCATCGGGTTACTATGCCATTAATACAAAAAACATAGCGGAGTATGGATAATGGCTTATACAACTATAGACGATGCAACAATTTATTTTTCTACTACTTTATATACAGGTAATGGACAACAAAATAGAGCAGTAACTATTGATGGCACAGGTATGCAACCCAATATGCTCTGGATAAAAAGCAGGAGTTTAGGAGAGGGTCATGTTCTAGCGGATTCAGTAAGGGGCGCAACAAAAAGAGTTATTCCTAATAGTAGTGATGCTGAAGCAACTAGTGCAACAAATATTGCTTCCTTTACTTCAACTGGTTTTACAGTTGCTAATGGTGGTGTTGATGGTGCAGTAAATCAAAATAATGCAACCTATTGTAGTTGGGCTTGGAAAACTGACACGTCATTTACCAATGATGCAAGTGGAACTGGAATAGGAACTATTGATAGTACAGGAAGTTTTAGTAATGATTCTGGACTTTCTGTAGTTACTTACACAGGAACAGGAAGTAATGGTACAATAAAACATGGGTTAAATTCTGTACCTAAAATCGTATTTTGGAAAAGATTAGATAATGCTGCTGGTGCAGTAAATTGGATAGTTCAATCAACAATATTAGGTAATCAAACTAAATTAGTTTTAAACAATACTGAAGCTGTATCAACTAATAGTAGTTTTTCTCAAACTAATAATTGGACTAATGCACTTCTTGATCTTAAAAATTATGAAGGTCAAAATGCAAGTAATGGAACTTATGTAGCTTATTGTTTTGCAGAAAAACAAGGTTTTTCTAGAGTAGGGACTTACATTGGTAATGGAAATGCTGATGGAACATTTGCTTATACAGGATTTAGACCAGCTTTTGTAGTGATTAAAAAAGCAATAGGTGGAACAGAAAATTGGTACATGGTAGATAATAAAAGAAATGCATTTAATATAGTTAATGAGTTTATAAAACCAAATACAGGTAATGCTGCAAATACTACCTCTGGTACTTTTAATTTTTTCAGTAATGGATTTAAAAATACAGCATCTGGTGGTGGTCAGAACGAATCTGGTCATACATATCTTTATATGGCTTTCGCTGAAAACCCATTTGTAACATCGACAGGAATACCCACAAATGCTCGATAATTTAACGAGATCTTGATATAGCGTTAAATTTAATATAAACCATAGTAAACAGGTTTTTATATGCTACAAAAATTAGGATTTGCACCGGGATTTAATAAACAAGTTACTGAAACTGGAGCCGAAGGGCAATGGTTTGACGGTGACTTTGTTCGTTTTAGATATGGTAGTCCAGAAAAAATAGGTGGTTGGTCTCAACTAGGTGATGATAAACTAACTGGTGTTGCAAGAGCAATTCATCATTGGGATGATAATGCAGGTATTAAATTTGCAGCTATAGGTACTAGTAGTATTCTATATGTTTTTTCAGGTGGTGTGTATTATGATATACATCCAATTAGAGCTACCTTAACAGGTGCTAATTTTACAAGTACCGCTAATTCAAAAATTGTTACAGTAACTTGTACCGGCAATCACGGTTTATTACAAAATGATATTGTTCTGTTTGATACAGTTTCAGGACTAAGTGGTTCCACATTTAGTAACGCTACGTTTGAAGATGAAAAATTTATGGTTACCTCTGTAGTTAGTGGTACAGTTTTTACAATCACAATGGCTGCTAATGAAACAGGGACACCGGTAACAAATGCAGGATCTACATCTATTTTATGTTACTACACAGTAGGACCATCTCAGCAATTAGGTGGTTTTGGTTTTGGCACAGGTTTATTTGGTGGTACATCTTTAGGTGCCGCAACTACAACACTAGCAACAGCTTTAACTAATACAACAGGTGTAGTTGTTGTATTAGCAGATTCATCAGCATTCCCATCTTCAGGAACAATACAAATAGATAACGAATTTATTTCTTACACAAATAATAATACAACTACCAATACTTTAAGTGGTGGAGCAAGGGGTGTAAATGGTACGACAAAAGCTACTCACTCTGCAGGAGTTGCAATTACAAACATAACTTCATACGCAGGTTGGGGTAGTGCATCTTCTACTGACTTTACTATTGATCCAGGTTTATGGGTTTTAG